AGAGGCGGTCAAGTTTAGCAATTAAAAGGGTTGCATTTTTTTGTTTACATTCCTTTATCGCCATATCAAGTTGTGGTCGGTTGTCCTTCTTTCCTGATTCAACTTCCGTAAACTCCTTCAATATACATCCGTTGGTTTTTGCGTATAAATTAACGGCTTGCTTTTGCGCTTCAAGACCTAAGCCCGATTCGCCTTGTCTCTTCGTGCTTACACGATAGTAGGCTACATAGTTGTTATTCATAGGTGCTTAATTTGTTGTTAGCCCATTCGACTATTTCAGTCAAGGGCGTAAACTTTGAGAAGGTATTGGTGTAGATTGGTATCTTTAGGGTGTTTATCCACACCTCGCCTGTTTGTTGATAGGGCGCTGATATATACACTTTCAAGTAGTGGTCTTTTGGCTTTAGTTTAAATGTCATCTTGCTGGATTGTTATTATTACATTGTTTTTTTTGGCGGTTACATCGTAGTATAAACGATTTTTAAAGCAGTACATTTCAAGGTTTTGCAGTCTAAAATCGGATATAAATGTAGTGCTTATTGTTATTTGTTCATCGTTTACGGCATAGCTAAAGTCATCTGACTTGAATAGGCTAATTATGTCATCTTTGAATTGTATCATTTTTACATTGTTTTGGTGGTAAAAAACATTGTGCAACATTGGTAAGTTCCGAAGTAGGGTTTTATCCCCACCTCGGCTCGTGTGTTTTTGCTTATAACATTGTAAATTTTCCATTCGCCTTCGGTTGAGGTGGTCTTACCAATGGAGGTTGGCTCTTCGTTGAATCGTTCAATGAAGTATTGCTTTATAAATTCTGATTTTTTCATCGTTGTTAGTATTTTATGATTCGTTTAATTTTTTCTCGTCCTACTTGCCAGTCTTTTTCTACACTATCATAGTATAGTCTAATGGTTTCGTGTCCTATTACTTTAAGTTTATAGTCTTTTGTTCCAAATTGCATACCTGCTTTGATTGGCAATTTTACATCTGTATAAAATTGAGTTTTTATTCCTTGTATCATTGTTGTTGGTTGTTACATTGTTAAAAAAGTCCTTCTGCTTGTAAACTTGTGTGGTTTGTTGCGGTCAATATTATGTGGTCGCAAAGTTCAATATCAAGCAATTTTAAGCCGTCCTTAATTTTTTTGGTTATCTCAATATCTTGCTTACTTGGGTTAAGGTTTCCGCTCGGATGGTTGTGTGCTAAAATTACTCCGCTCGCTAAACTTTCAACTGCATACTTTGCTATTATTTTAACATCTATGACCGTTCCCGCCGTTCCTCCTTGGCTGATTTTTGCGAAGCCTGTTGTTACATTGTTGCGGTTTAACATCAGAAGAAAGACTGATTCCCATATCTCAATATCGTCCGAATAGAATTGTCGGATAAATTTAGCGGCGTCTTGTGGTGTGTGAATTTTTTGTTGTGGAAAGTCGCTTTGAATTTTCTTCAAAGTAAATTGAGGCGTGGTTGTTGGCTTTTTCATTTTGTTAGTTGTTGTTAGTTGTTAAGTAAGTAATTTAATTCGTTGATTGTTTGGTTTATTGGGCTTATTCGCACTATTGTTAAGGGCTTGTTGCGGTTGGGTTGGTACATTCCAACTATCCTTAAATTGTTCTTTGTTGCGTATGAATATACGGATGTCAGTCGCTTGTATATTCGTGAATTAATTATGTACATTGGCTTATCGTTTGCAAAGTTTTTTGAGTCTATTAAGGTCGGTTTGCTTGGGGTTGTCGCTGTTGAACGCGCTATCAATTAACTGGGTGTCCGTTGTTAGCGTTGTCCAGCTCTTGCCCGTCTTGGGGCTTGTGTAGGTTACATTAAAGTGTCCGTACGATTGCAAAGATTTTGTAAAGTTGGTTAGGTTTTCCATTGTGTTAAGTTGTGGTTGTTAGGTGTGGGAAATTAATTTGAATGATGTTTTTGTAGATTGCTTTTTGTTTGTCGGTTAACCGTTTTGGCTTTCCCGTTGGTTGGTATTTTTTTGCTTCTATCTTTCCGCAAAATTTGATTTTAAATTTAGGTTCGTAGGTGAGATAAAAAAGTAGGTTTTCATAAATTAGGGTGTTGCTTCTGAATTGTTTGTGGTAATATAGCTTCATTTTGTGCGCTGTGTTTAATTATTTTTAATAAGACGGGGCAAAGTATCACCCCGCTGTTAAAAGTTGCTTAAAAGTCGTAATATTGATTGTTATAATTTGCCGAAAACTTTTCTTGTTCTTCTTGAATTATTAGGCTATTCAGTTTCTGAATGTCGTATGTGTTGTAATAATTTGTAAGTTCTTCGGCAATGGTCAATATTTCGGGGTTACTCAATGGTATGTTTACCAATTCAGAAAAAGTTTCTAACCTATACAAATTGACGTTGGTAAAAACATAGTTTAAATATTCAATGTTTTCTTCTTCGCTTTCTTTTATTCTTTTGCTTTTCTTTGTTGTTACATTTGTTTTACTTACTTTTTGGTTGCCAAAGTAAACGAAGTCTAAATTTTGTTGATAGCTATTGTTACTATACCAATTTCCATCTTTGTCCCAATGTCCATAGTGTTCGTTTATTATTGTATGTTTGTCGTTGTTGTCTAAAAACAATAATTTGCTGCCTGAGATATATTCTTTTATCAGCTCTTTCGTTGTACTGCAATTTAAAAAATTGCTTGGTAGCTTTTTTAGCATTTCGTTAAATTGGTGCGTGTCGCTGTGCTGTTCGTTACCTAAACCTGAAATTATACCATTATGGACGAAACCAAGTTTTTCGCTAACTAAAAATGGGTGCAAATTGGTGTATGGTTCGTGTCCGCTTGTTGCTATTCTAAAATGTAGCACTATTTTTTTAACTGAATTGTCCCTTCTTAGCTCCTTGTACTTTCGCAAAAAGTCTTTATAGTTATACGTTTTAAATATCGTTAAACTGCCTTTGTAATTGTACAAAAGTCCTGCACCTTGGTTGTTATTATCCCAGCTATTTTTTATAGCACTATCAGAAAGGGTTGTTTTGGTGTTTAAAATTGCTATACACATTTTTTTTTAAAATTTAATGGTTTGTTATTGGTTAGTTTTTTGGTTTTTATGGAAAGTTATTTTTTC